GACGCGGTAGAGCTGGTAATAGCTCTGGTAAAATGCCGCAGCGGCGCGGTCTGCGTCGCCCTGCACAGCCGTCTTGAAGGTGCCGAATTTCATGTTATAGGTTTCGCCTTCGGACGAGACAAGCAGGAGATCGTCGTCCTGTGCTTCCTCAAGCGTCGCAAAATCAGCGATTCTTTTGTCAGCCATGTTCTTCCTCCTTATGGTTAAGTTCCGGTGCCGCCGCTGTCAAGCGCGTTCAGCCGGGTATAGATGTCGATCAAGGCGGCCTCAATATTGGACACCTTTGTCTGAAGCGTCGAGATTGCGGTGTCGTGCGACGCGACGGTACCCTCGGCGGTGGTCAGGCGCGTTTGCAGGTCGGTAACGGTGCCCTGCACCTCCGAAAGTGCTGTCGTATGCCCGCCTACGGTGGATTGTAGTGCGTCGATGTCGTCCTCGGCGTTTTGCACACGCCGCACAAGCTGCGAGATGTCCGACGCATGGTTGGAAATCGCTGTGTTCAGCGCGGAGATGGATTGTGTATGCCCCGAAACGGTGCCTTCCAGCGTAGAGACACGCTGTGCAAGAGCGCCGGGAGAGGAATCCTCAATGCTCTTTATGCGCTTGGACAGGCCGTCCTCTGCGCCTTTGGCACGGTTTTCCTCGCTACCTATACGTTCACTGAGGGCGACCTCCACGCCCTGCGCGCGCTCGATCTCAGCCGCCAGCGCGGTATCATCGACCTTGCCCGCCAGCTCCTTTGCGGCGTTCTGAATCGCGCCGTTCAGTTCCTCCGTGGTCTGCTTCAGGTGCTGCACCTCGGACAGATACGGGTATTCCTCACTGAGTTCTTCGCTGTTCGGGGCTTCGATGTCCGCCCGAAAATTGTGGTCAAGGGTCAGCTTGACGTTGAACATGACGCTGTGGACAAGCTCGCCGATTTTTACCTGATCGCCCAGCTCTGTAGCCGGGTCGTACAGCGATTTTGTTGCCGTAAAGGGTAAATACACCAGCCCGTTAAAAGCCGTGTACAGGTCATTGCAAATGCCCTGTGTGGCGTATGGGTTGCTGTCGATGGTGAGCATCGTTCCGTTGTCGTTCCCCGCCGTGTAGCTCTCCCCGCTGTCACTGTTGAGTGTCACGCCGGTCACAGTGATCTGCGTGCCGGTCGTGATTTCGCCGCAGACGACGGGAATATTGATAACGCCCGCCTGCAAGGAAACCTTTTTCGCCATATTGGCGTCGGTGTCCCACACAAGGTAGTAGCCCTCCGGTGTGACGATTTTGTTTCCCTTTTCATCGGTGATGAAGTAGGACCGCTGCACGTTATCGCTGCTGCCGGGCAGCACACCAGACGGGACAGGGAGCACGGCGTTGAAGATGGTCTGCTCCTTGTAAGCCAGACGCACTGGCTGATTGCCCGGGCCGTTGGCAAGCGTGATCTTGTTGTAGTCCTCGTCGATGACGTGGAACGTCTCGTCGGGGGCGGTTGTGAGCGGAACCAGCCGCAGCAGGTTTTCTTCTGTGATGATCCAGTTCCCGCCGTGGCAGGCCCCGATATACCCCAGCACCTGCGACATGGTTTTTCCGCTGGGGTACGGTACAACGTAATCAGCGCCGGTCTTGATCCGCGTTCGCAGGTCAATTCCGACGCCGATTCGGTATGCGATCTCCTCCACGACAGACTTCATGCTTTTCGGCCAGTTGGCGGCGGTGTCGCTGCCGTCCAGATAGTTCTGGTTGGTCTTGAGCATGGCGTCGTAGCAGTCGATGGTCACAAGTCCCGCAAAGCTGGTGTCACGCTGGTCAATGTAGAATGTGCCGAACTCCTTCCACTCGGTGGCAGTTTTGTCATTCGTCAGACGGCCCATGATGACGACGGGGCTTTTTGCGGTGATGGTGTCGTCCGTTAGGATCGACAGATTCAGTGTAGCCGATATGCAGTTGCCCACGGACAGCGGGGACGGCATAAGGGAACGGTCGATGCGCGGCGCGGAAATAACAGTGTAATCCTTGTTATTGATCCGCGCCTTTGCATCAAACCGAAACCGCCCGCGCGCCGCGAGCTTCGTCCAGCGCTCAGTACAAATACGCATAGGCTCACCTCTCCGTCATGTTGAAGGTACAGCCTTCGTAGTAGGTACGGTTGTCGCCCTTGTCGTAGCGCTGCGTACCGTAGGTGAGCGTGGACGTGTAATAGGTCTTTGTCATAATGCGGTTGGTTTTGGGGTCGAGGAAGGTAATGTCGGTGTATTCGCCGTCAACGTCTGCCGCGAGTGACCGCATAATCAACTCAGGCATACGGTTGAACTTGACCGTCCACTTATCCTTCTGCGCGATCCTTGCGCGGTACATCAGCCCGTCAAGGAGGTTGCGCCCGCTGCCGTCCGCGTCGATGTCATTTCTAACCGGGGCAAGGCCGTCTTCGGCCAGCCACGCGGTATAGTCGTGATTTCCGATTTTCAGGATTGGTTTTATGGTGCGCACCTCCTTATTCGAGCGGGGATTTTCCGGTCGCCCGCGTTCTGCGGTTGATCTCTCGGATCGTGCTTTCCGCGATTGCGGTCTTGTCGAAGTTGACCGTCGTACCGCTGTAGTTCTGGATGGCCGTCACAATGGCTGCGGTCGCATTGGTCACGACCTGCGTAACAACGCTTGCGAGCGCGTCATTGGACGTTTCAATGGTCGTGCCGATGTCAGCACCGCCGCCGCTTGCTGCGGCTGCTGCGGCCTTGTAGGGCACGACACCGCCAGCCACAGCGGGAACGGCGAACGTGATGTTATCCGCAATGGCCTGAAGCCGGTCAAGCAGGCTTGTGAAGCTGCCGCTGATCCTGTCCGAGAACGAGGACAGCGCACCGTCCACCTCAGACGCGGGGACGATGTTTCCGACCTTATAATCACCGGCGTTGAATTCATCCGCGATTGCGTCAGCGACGCCGGACACGGATTTCAGGATGGACGGCTGCGAAGCCTCCACACCTTCACCGACGCCGTAGCCGATATTCAGGCCGATTTCGTCACGGAACAGCCGCGACGGGGAGTGAATACCCAGCGCGGATTTTGCAGCGCTGAGAAGGCTGCTTGCGAGGCTGGAAACCTTGTTCTTCAGCCAGCTCCAACCAGAGCTGATACCGTTGGCAATACCGTTACAGATATTGCTGCCGACGCCGGACCAGCCCTGATTCTGGATCGCATTTTTGATGCCGCTCCATGTGCTGGATGCGGTAGATTTGATGCTGCTCCAAGTGCTGGACAGGGAGGATTTGATATTGCTCCATGTGGACGATGCAGTAGATTTCATACTGTTCCACGCGCTGGAAGCCGTAGTCTTCATGCTGTTCCAAGTGGACGACGCGGTAGACTTGATATTGCTCCAAGTGCTGGACAGTGTAGCTTTTACACCGTTCCAAACGGTGGAGGTGTTCGCCTTGATGTTGTTCCAGCCGTTGCTGACAGTAGTTTTCAGGTTTGTCCAAGTGGACGATGCTGTGGTCTTGATGCTCGTCCAAGCCGAAGACAGCCCGCTCTTGATACCGTTCCACGCGCTTGTGGTGCCAGATTTGATGGCGCTCCATGCACTGCTGATAACGCCCTTGATTCCGGCCCATGCCGTGGTAGCGGTGGACTTGATACTGCTCCATGCGTTACTGAAGAAGGTCTTCAACCTTTCGATTACGCCGGAGAAGAAGTCCGTGATCTTGTGCCAAGCATTAGAAATGCCCTGCTTTAGTCCGTCGATAAGGAATGTACCGATTTCTGCGAATACAGTAGACGGAGAGTGGATGCCGAACAGGTTCTTTACCCAGTTCACAACAGGGTCTACGAGGTTTTCTTTCAGCCACGAACCCGCGTCGCGCATTGCGTCTCCGATTCCACGAAAGAAACCGGCGATAGAATCGAGGCCGATTGCCTCAAACAAACTTGCAAGCAGGTCGGATATTCCGCCAATGGCACCCACAATAATGCTGGGAATCTGAACAATAATGCTGATAAGAGCGGTCGCAAGGGATTCCAGCAGGCCGAGCCAGTCAATGTTTTCGATTACCGCGCCCAGTGCCTCCCCCAGACTGCCAATCAGGTTTTGCACCATTTCGCCCCAGTCATGATCTGAAAACAGAGACGTAATGAGATCGAGAACGCCGGTTATGGCTCCACTGACAAACTTGCCAAGCAATTCACCGAAGCCGTCCCAGTCAATGTCGGTGGTAAGACTTTCGAGACAAGCCCAGATTTCGTCTGCAAGGCCGGTCCAATCGACCTGATCCACAAAGCCGACAAGCAGATTGAGCGCTCCGATAAGCAGGCCACCAAGCAATCTTGTCAGGTCAGAGAAAATCCCGCTCCAATCAATTCCGTTGAGAAAATCAGCGATTTTTCTTCCGAGCATTGCCCAGTCGAAGTTCTCGACAGCAGCGACCATACTTTGAAGCGCCGTTCTGATTTGTGTACTGAGCGCTTCGGCAAGTGCCGAAAAATCAATGTCCGAAATGAAATTGCTGATGTTTTTTGCGAGACTTCCCGCAATACCGATCCAGTCGGCGGCGTTCACGGTCCCGTACATGAAATCCGTGATGGCCTTGCTCACTGCTGCGCCGTCAAGCGTGCCGAAAAAGCCGTCAAGCGATTTCAGGATGATTGCCCATTTCCCGGTCAGGATCACACCGAGATTTCCCCAGTCCACACCGGTAATAATGTGGTTTAGGAGTTCTGCAAAGCGCGACGCAAGGTTTTTCCAGTCGAAGTTCTGGATGAACGTCGCAAGGAAAGTCAACGCGCCGTTCAAATAATACCCGATCTTATCGCCGACGCCCGCCCAGTCTACGGTATCAACCATTTCGTTGAGCTTTGCCGCCAGAGTGTTTGCGGCTGCGGCCCAGTCACCGGCCTTGATCTGCTCGACCATAAGTTTTGCCCAGTCGGGCAGCGTTACATCGGGCAGACTTCCGAGATCACCGGCACCGCCTCCACCCCCGCCGCCGTCAGAGCTGTTGTCGCTGAGAATGTTCAGTTCATCGAACGCGGCCAGCTGCCGTTTGAGCTTATCGGTAGCTTTGGATGCCGCCCCGCCTGCGCTGCTGATTTCTTTGGATGCAGTTTTTCCATAGATGCCAAAGAGTTTGAGAAACGCGGTCACATAGGCGACAGCTTGTGCGACAAGGTTGATAATGCGTGTAATGATCGGCCCCAGCAAGTTTCCTATGCCCGACCAACAGGCGGACAGCGTATTGGAAAGCTGCTGATTTTCGGCCATATAGGCGCTGACCGCTTTCCGCAGCAGCGCCCAGACGCCGCGCGCGCCAAGCAAGCTGAGTGCAAATTTCTTCGCGCCGGAAATCAGCCCGCCAAACTGGCTGTTCATCTTCTTGCTGTGGAACAGCATTTTTGCCATGCCGGATGCGGCGGCCTTGATACCGGACACAAGCGCCCCGGCAGCCGACTTTGCCGCTCTGCCGATGAAAGACGCGACATTTCGTGCGCTACTGGCGAGGCGGCTCATAAGGCTTTCCGACTGTTGTGTACCGGCGCGCATTTCATCCAGACGGGCCGCTGCTGCGGACAGTGTAGATTCCATCTGCGCGTATTGCGTCGTGTCCACGCCCGCCTGAAATGCGGTGCCGGAGGCCTCCATTTTTGCCTTTGCGGCTTCGAGCCGGTCATATTTCTGTGCGGTCAAATCAAGGTCGTATTGCAGGTTTTTCCACTGGGCGGAATTTTCACTCACGCCAAGAGCCTGCATTTTCTCCTGCTTGTTGAGAAGGGATTCGAGTTTCTGACCGGCTTTTTCAGTCTCCGCACAGAGTTCTGCGTATTCCTGCGTCGGAAATTGCGTCTGACCGACTGCATCCAGCCGTTCCTGAAGCTCCGCGATCTTGCTTTCCAGCGTGCTTGCCTTGCCCTCAAAGGAGGTCATAGCGCTCTCGCTGCCGGACATAGCTTTCTGGAAAGTCGGTTCCAGCTTCTGCACGCTGCTGTTCACGGCGTCGATCTCACGCTGCAAACCAGATGCCTTTTCCGTCACACCACCGATGTTCACCTGCGGTGTAACTGTTTCCGGCGCAGGCGTGCCGCTGCCGTTGGTATTCTGTAATTCTTCGAGGGAGGCTTGCAGCTCCTGTACTTTTGCCTCAAGCGCTGCAACCTTATCCTCTGCGCCACCTGTATTGATTTCAGGTGTCAGCGGCTTGCTGAAAAGTTCTTTCAGCGTCTGTCCCAGATTCTTGACCTCCGTGGACAGCGCCTTGATAGCCGCAAGCAATTCAGCGCTTCCGGCCTTAAATCCGTCCGAATTTATCTCGGTATCAATGATGATAGAGCCGTCAGCCTGATCTGCCATTTAACCACCTTCTTTCTTAGCCGAGTAGCGCGTCGATCCTATCCTTTTCTGCCTGTTCTTCTTCAGTCAGCTTCGTGCGTAGGGCGCAAATAGCGCGGTTGGAATTCCAGTATTCACGCTCCCACTTTTCCAGCTTTTTGCCCTTTGCACGCTTCAGACGCAGGTTGAGCACCTGTGCAAAAACGCCGTCTGAAATCTCCATGTAATAGCCCATAAAGGTCCACCAGTGAACATACCGGGCGGTACGGACCTCAAAACCGGCAACCTTATTGACCGCTGGAAACATGATGCTCTCGTCCTGTTCCCAGTCCATGACGCGCGGAGGCGGCTTTCCGCCCGTGTCCTCCGGCTTGTCATTGTGGTCAATAAAAGCGAGAGCGGCCTTGAAGGCCGCCTCGTAGTCGTCTTTTGGAATTGCGTCGAAGTCCTTGAACAAAATGAACAGGCAGATATAAGCCTTTTCTTTGTCTTCGAGGTCGGGATCACCGAACGCGATCACGATTTTCAGAACATCCCGAAAATCGCTGCGAATGCGGTAGAACTTACCGTTTACCTCAAGACTTCGCGGCAGTGTTCCGATCATTTTTTACCGCCCTTGTGCTTGCCAGTACGGTAGCCGTGGGTGTACCGCTCAACACGGGAGTTGACTTTCTTCACCTCGCGGTCGAACTGGCGGGAGATATAAGCACCGACCGCAGACAGCGCGTTTTCGCAGTAGAAATGACCGTTGATGGGGGAAAACGGGTGCATCTTACCGAAGAACGCCTCCGACATATTGCCGCCAAAGAGCTTGTCACAGGCAGTGTACAGGCGTTTTTCAGCCTCACGCAGTGCCGCGAATTCGGCTTCGTTCCGTTCGTCCACAGTGCCGTCCGGCTTGATGTTGACGCTTTCCAGCGGCTCGACGATTTTGTCAAACTCTGCGGCGACGCTGTTGAAGCGATCCACAATGCCGATGTCGGTCGGTCGGAAGGAGAATTCCCCGATCTGTTCCCCGTGCTTATTTCGGATAGGCACCTTTACGCTGCCATCGTCGATGATGATTTCATTGAAATTCTGCTGTACCAATTTGTCAGCCATTGTAATTGCCTCCTGAATTCAAAATGTTGCCGCCCTGCGCTCAGTACGCAGGGCGGCGGGGTGGATGATTAGCCCGCAGCGTTGGTGTCTGCGGTGAAGGTCTTCGTGGTGAGGTCGAAGGTGCCCTTGACGCGGTTGCCCGCGTTGTACACGGTAAAGGGAATCTGCACGCCGGAGGTGTCGCCGCCGACAGATTCGGGAACGACCCACACGTCTTCGCGGTAGGCCCATGCCACGGTGCCGTCACTGTTAAGCAGCACGTCAACCTTCGTGGTCATGCAGTCGTCGCCGGTCAGGCGCTCATTGGCGATCTTTGCGAGACGTTCAAACAGCGGGTCGCCGCTGTAGGCATAGAAGGGGTCAACCTCAGACTGCACCTCGTAGCCATTGTGGACGACATTCTGTTCGCCCAGAATGTTTTTGTTGACCTCAACGTCGGGGTTCAGCTCCTCGTTATACTCCTCAAGGTCCTTGCCGAGACGGGTATAATTCGGGGTGTAGGTTTCCTCGCCCTGCGTCTTGACGCCGAACTTGGCGTCGAGGAAATGGGCAAGATACTTGCGTTCGATTTTCGGCATAATTTCAGCTCCTCAAATATCAAATTCGTTGTTGTAGTCCAGCCGCAGGGCAATGAGCCAATCTTCAACGCCGTCCTGATAGGCGGAGTTGAGGTAGGCAGGGCTTGTGCGGCTGATTTTCTTGATGACGCGGTTGCCAGCCAGCAGCGCGGGGTATGCGCTGAGCTGGTGGCTCTTGCCGTTCAGCGTGACCGGCTGCCGCTCAAGCCACTTGCCCAGTGCATCAAGGAATTCTTTGATGCGGATGCGCTGAGTTTCGGATTTCGGAGCGGCGCGGTAGACCACATTGAACGGGTATTGGCAGACCTGCGTGACGTGACCGGTGACGTCCTCTGTGCTGTTCTGCAAAGCCGCACCGGAAATCGGAAAGAATCCGATCCCCGAAGCGTCCGAGAGCGTGGAGAACAGGATGGATTTTTTGCCGGTGGCCAGACCGGGGAACTTGTTCAGCAGGTCAAGAAGAATTTTGCTGACGGCCTCAGAGCCGTCAATGTCGATGACCGTTTTCGACGGCATGGTTATTTACCTCCGATTTTCTCCTTCACGCCGTCGATCCAGAATTGCTTGTTCTGCCGTTTGGCGTGTTCAAACCATTGCGGAACGGCCTGCGGGTTGGAGTATTTCAGCGGCCTGTCGGTGGCAACGAGCTTTGCGCCCTTGCGGAAACGCAGGATGTATTCACCGGGGCCTGTAGGGATTTTGCGGGGGCCTTTGCCGGTTACGGAATCCACCATGACCTTACCGCCGTACTGGTAGCGCGCATACGGGCCGGGAAAGACGACCTTTTTCCCGTCGTCCTCCGTGTGGGAGCGCTGCTGCAAGCTGTCGGTCAGCAGCGGCATACAGGCTTTGCAGTCCTCAAGCACGCGGTCGCCCAGCCATTGCTGCGCCTCGCGCATACGCTGATCCAGCGCGCGCAGGTCAACAGTGACGTGTACGCCGCCGTCAGAATAGGAGATTTTCGGGAGGCCGGACATTTTACCGCCCTCCGATCTCGAAGTGAGGGAGAAGGCCGTAAAAGCCCGCAGAGCTTATCAGGTAGATTCCGTCGCGTTCTGCGTTCAGGGCGTGGTATAGGCCTTCGTCATAGTCGTCATCGGTCAGCGGCTCGGTGTCAGGCCATGCACCAGCAAAAATGAAATCGCACTCCGGGGCAAAGGTGATGTGCTGTACCGGATTGTCGCAGCGGGCATATTCCTTCGGCCCCGTGTAGCTTTTCATCCCCGCGCCGGTGGGAACGCGCTTGTCCGCCGTGCAATGGATGATGATGTCCACGGCGTCAGCGTTGTTGCCTCCCGCAGTTGTCGCGCTGTTGGCTTTTGTGGTCAGCAGGTCAGCGCCGGAAATGACGGACGGAAACCAGCGCCCGGTTGCGGCGTGGTAATTAAAGACCGTTATTGTGTCGCGGTACACGCCCAACACCTCCCGCATACAGCAGATTGACGCCGTTTGCATCCGGGATATTTGCCAGATACTGCGCGGCAATGCTGCCGATCAAATTTGTTTGTGCCTCTGCGCTTGTCGCGGCGGCAGCATAAACGGAGCTATTCGCGCTGCCCGCCGAATAGGAAATGGATTCCCGTCCGGACGAGATAGACGCGACAGCCCCGTGATAGCTTCCGTCCTCCGCTTTCTGCGCGGAAGATGCCCTCCGCTGGACGTCGATCCAGTAGAGGGCTTCGGCAATGGCACAAACAGCCTTCTTGACCTTGACGGCATGGGCTTCCACGGTCGGAAACGCAAACGTGAGCCGCCCAAAGGTGATTGCGTCCAGTTCGTCGCTGGCGCGTTCAAGCCACTTTGGGGAGGTTTCCTCGGTCAGCGTGTCCCCGAAGTAGCCGGAGCCGTAAAACGCAAAGTCTGTGTATGCCATATCAACGCCTCCTTAGTCTTCCTGCACCTCGGCAGGGGCGTCCGTTTCGGCCTCTGTGGGCTTCTTACGGCGCTTGTCCTCCGCCTTTGCGGGCGCGGGTGCGACAGCAGGGGCGATTTCTACGGCTTCGTAGATGGCCGACCTCTGCATCAGCTCAATGCTGGTTTCATCGGTGGCCGCTACGATGTTGCCCGATTTCAGGTTGCGAAACAGCATAGCGTCCTCCTTACATCAGGCCATGGTGTAGTAGGTGGTGCCGGACGCGAACTCCGTGATGGAGACAGCAGTGTACACACCGTTGGCCTCGGTGTAATACTGAGTACCGGCAGCATAGGTAGCCGCCTTGGTGAACACGCCGGGCTTGAAGATCAGGTCAGGCATGACAACGGTGGTGCCGTAGTGGTAGAACAGCTCGACGCCGTAGGCATTGGAGAGAGGGATCTTCTCGGCGGTGTACTGGTCGGCCATGATGGGCTGAGCAACAGCGCCCTCGACCATGAGCAGGTAGTTACAGCCAGCGGGAAGGTGGACGCAGCTGTACGCGCGGACGCCGTGCCACACAAGGAACTCCTCGGCGGCGGTGTTCACGTTCGCGTTGTTGGTCTGCTTGTCAAGGTCGTTACGGATCATACCGTAATACTTCGGGGACAGAACGAGGTGCATCATGGAGCGAGGCACGCCGTCCACGAAGTCATTCTGAGTGGTTTCGCATTCCTGAATGATGGCTTCCAGCTCGTCAGAGATGGTCTTGTAGGCGGACAGGTTCAGCACAGTGGCCTTACCGGCAGCAGCGGCAAAGAACGCATTGTCCAGCTCGGCAGCCATACGCAGAATGTGGTTTGCGGAACGACGGTCCAGAACGCCGTCAACGCCGTACAGGCGGACGTCCTTCTGTTCCAGCTCCTCGACGATCTCGCGGTCGGTGTCGATGGCAACAGTGACGGGCTTTGCCTTCACGGCGTCGCCCTTGCCTGCGGTACGCGCGGTGCCGTAGTTCTTGGGGGTGGCGTTGACGAAGCGCTTAGCTTCGACGGTGCCGGAAACGGGATCGCCGGACAGGTCCATGTTCTTCATGGAGCCGGAGATCAGCGCCTTCTGGACGCCCTCAATGGTTTTGCCGTACAGCTCGGCAAGATATTCCTTGCCGTCGCTTTCCAGCAGGATGTTCAGTGCGTTAATACGAGGCATAATTCGTACTCCTTTGTTTATCAGAAAATTTTGGGCGGGGTGTACTTCTCAGAGCCGGTGCCGGGGTCGCCCGTGGGTCCCGTAAAAGCAGGCGCTTTTTCCTTCTGCTTTGCCGCCTTTTCTGCGGCTTCCTTTTCCTCGGCAGTCTGATACAGACCGGCGTCCTTCTGCTTGGCAGCTTTCATAAAGTCGTCAAAGCCGAAAAATGCGCCGTCCTTCCACGTCAGACCGGCGTCCGGAGACATACACTCGGACACAAGGGCCGTGCGGGCAAAGGGAGAAGTGACGCCGTACTCGTCCAGCTTCTTGGTGATCCAGTCCTTCTGATCGCGCTGCGTAATCTCGCGGGTGAATTTCTTCTCCGCGTCCTCCGCCTGCGTCTTGTAGGTCTGGATTTCCTGCTGAATCTGCTGCGGGTCGATGCCCTCAAACTTCTTCAGCGTGGTTTCGGCAGTATCGAGGCGGGTTTTCAGGCCGTCGCGCTCTGCCGTGAGGTCTGCAATGGTCTTGTCCTTGGCGGCCTTCGCGGCCTCAACGTCTTTCCCGTTGAGCGCGAACACCTGCTTGACCTGATCTTCATTCAGCCCCAGTGCGGTCAGTTCTTCGGTTTTCATAGATAACCTCCTGTATAACGGCAATAGCAGATATTTAAGACGTTGCAGCGTCTGGCCGTTTTCGGCATTGTTAGGACCGCCGATAGTCCAATTTTGTACCCCCGCCGGAGTTGCACCGGCGATACTGGAAGGGGCATAGAAAAGCAGAGCCTCGCAGCGCCGAAATGGTGCTGTAAAGCTCTGCTTTGCGATTATTTACTTGCTGCGGGCGGCGGCAATGGATTTTCGCGCGTCTTCCCGCGTCCATTTTGCAATCTGGATGCGGTCAGAGAGGCGCTTCAGGGCGTTGTCCGTGCAGAACTGGTTATAGTCCAAATTCTGCTTTTCCAGCAGCTTTGCCGTCCGTGTGTACTGCGCTTCAAGTGTAGCTTTTACGCCTGCGTCCTCCGCTGCCTCAATGGCCGTGCGAAGGCCGACCAGCTTTGTTTTCGTGCGCCGGATGCGCGATTCCTTCCCGCGCTGCTTCTGGCTGAGGTCAAAAGCTCTCTTGTTCTCCTCAGCGTCGAACTGCGCGTATGGGTTGTGCCGCAGATCGCCGGGGCCGAAGCTGTGGCGGCAGTTCCAGCCGCACAGGCCCTCGCCGGTGCCATACCCTGTGGATTCCGCGAAAAGCGGCAGGTCAGGCGTTCGGCCTGTCCGGCTGTAGAACTTGCCCTGCCACCAGAAGTGATTTCCGGGGTTTTGACCGCCGTCGCCGTAGCGTGCGCCGAGGTGCGCTGACACAAGCACAATGTCCCAGTCGCGTTCCTCCATACCCTGAACGGCCATATTGCCGGACGCCTGCGCGACGCCGGTACGAACGGCCCGCAGCACAGCGGTTTCGATGGTGTCAACGTGTCCGGTGGGATAGACGACCTGCGTTTGCGTGTCAACAATGCTGCTGACGGCCTCCTGTACGGCCTGCGTGTACGACGTCGCGCCGGACGCCACCTTGAAATGTGCGGTGTCCAGAGCTTTCAGCAGCCGTTGTTGGCTTGCGTGCGCGGTCGTGCGGGTGAAGTTGTGGACGGTGCCCGCCGTGCGCTGGTAGGTGTCCTCAAGCAGCCGGATCATGCTCTCAGACTGTGCGAGCTCAATGCCCGCAAGCCCGTGTTCAACATAGAAATTGCTGTCGTAGGCAAGGGCTTTGATACCGGCGTCCTCGAAGATGCGCTTGATCTCTGCGTCCGTCGCCTTCGTCCAGCGCTTGATTTCCCGCTGTACGGCGTCCAGATGGCCGCCTGCGGCTTGATAAACCTCAAGCTGCCATTCATCCGAGGCGGTGAGAAAAACGCCCTCACCGCGCCCTAACCGTGCCATAACTCGCCGGATAAGGTCGCTGGTGATCCACACGTTCAACTCGTCGATTTGCGGGTACAAGGTTTCGATGATATCCAGAATCTGCTGAGGGGTCAGCATTTATGCCGCCTCCTATTCTGCGCCGAAAAGCTGGGCTTTCTCAATCTGCGCCGCGTCAGCCTCTGCGGTCATAGCCTTTGCTTCTTCCTCGCTCATGCCCTCGAACTTTACGAAGTACATCCACTTCGGGACCCAGCCCTGCATGACGTAGGCGCGCCACGAGGCTTTGTCCTCCTCATAGTTGTAGGTCACGTCGCCGAAATTGAAATTGACCTCATATTCGCCCAGCGGCGCGAGGTTGTAGAGCGTGACCAGCGCGTCAGCACCTGCCAGCGCCTGTGTGATGGCGTCCTTGAGCGCGTCGCGGTCGGTCTTGATCGTCTGGATGGTGTCGCGGTCGTCGGCCTCGACCTGTGTTGCGGTAATCATGCCGGTCTGGCCGTCCAGTACAAACACGCCTTCGGAAAAGCCGCATTTGACACCGGCCATAGACAGGTCGAAGTTGATGTCCTTGATCCGCGCGTCGGTCAACAGCGTCGGCGCGTGCTCATGGATTGCGGAAACCTCGCCGTCAGACAGGCCCATACCGAGGCCCTTCACGAAACGCGGCAGCTCGACGTTGCGGTTCTGCGCGTTCTGAATGAGCTGCTGCCCGACGAAGGTAATGTGCTTGCTGTCCTCGATCTCCGTATTCTTGCGGCTGACGGCAATGTCGATGGCCTTCAGCTCTGCAAGAGCATTGGCAAACACGGAAAGTCCCAGCGGGGACGACGGGTCAACAGTGTTTGCACCGGGAACGCGATAGTAGCCGAACAGCGGCGTTTCAAGGTTGGTAATGGTAACTTCGGGGGCCAGATGCGCCCATGCGTCAACCTTGTCAAGCGCCACCTCCTCACCAAGGGTAACTTCGCCCTTCGTGCTGAGCCGGTTTTCAAACGCCTTGTTCGTGATCTTGTAGAGCTTGCCGCCCTCTGCGGTGCTGCCCTCGAAACGGTGGTATTCGAGCCGTGTGAAATGGCGGCTGCCCTGCGCGGTATGCGCCGCGAAGATCGCACCGACGATTTCGCCGTTGTCGTCCTTTGCGGTAATGCCGAAGTTGCCCGGCAGGATGAAGTCCCATGTCTCGCCGTTCCACTTGAGCATGACGCCGCCCAGCCGCTCAGCTTCCGACACACGGTCGGGCAAGCGCTTGAGCAGGTCGTCGGCCAGTCCCTGCAAATAGTCGGCACGGGGCGAGCCGGAAATAGCAATACCAATGTCCAGCGTCACCAGCTTTGCGCGGGTGTCGCTGATGTGTTTTGCCATGTTGATAGTCCCGATTTCATCCTCGGCGTTCAGCCAAGGCGGCTTGCCGGTAGAAATGCGGTCCCAGTTTGTAAGGGCGCTGGACATTTCCGGCGAGGAAATGAGTTCAACGCCAAATGCTTTCGCAATATCGGTCCCGCTATGAATAAAAAGCATTTTGATCCTCCTTAGCAGGCGCGTAAAAAAATTCATTTCGTCACCGCCTTAAACTATCCATTTCAGTTCATTCCGCAGGGCAGTCCGGCAGAAATATCTGAGCTGGTCCATGCTATGGTCGTTTTCCTTGATAACTGCGTCTTCGGCCTTTTCCTCGTCCCACGAGTAGGTTTCAAACTCCTCGAAGGTGCTCTTGCAGCTCTTGTGGAAATACAGGCACCCGGCGTTCAAGAACTTTGTAACGTCCTGAATGCCGTTCAAAACATCGTTGTCGGCCTTTACGACCATGAATTTACCGTATTTTTGTATCGTCTCGATCATGGACGACGCGGACGGGTCAATGATGATGTACTGGATCGGATAGTCCCCGATCAGGTCGCACAGCATCTTGTAATATGCCTCGTTGTCCACGCGGTTGTTGCTGCCGCCTTTGTAATACAGCTCCCTAATCATGACGGCCTTTTGTTCCGAGGGGCTGTAATCGTACAGGCCAGCGGCAAACGGATTGACGGTGCCGTAGTCCACGGACACATAGTAGCGGTGCCGTGGATTGAGCGCCGGGACCTTTGGAACGATATGCGCCGAGCGGTCGAACATGGGGTAGACAAGGCCCTCGGCCTTTACCCACAAACCAAGGATATAACGCCGGTAGAAAACGCCGGTGTACATTCCCTCATATCTGGCCTTGATTTCAGGCGCAAGGCTTAGATTGTCGTCCATCGTGAAATGAAGATACAGGATGTTCCGCTCTCGCGCTTTCTTGATCCATTCCACATAGAACCAGTGACCGGGGTTTTCGGGGTTGCAGTTGAACCAGAACTTAGAACCGGCCACGCTGCAACGAGCCATAGCCTGCTCCACGAAAGAGCGAGGCATGAGGGCCACTTCGTCGAACAGCACGCCCGCAAGCGTGATGCCCTGTACCAGTGTGTAGCTTGATTCGTCCTTGCCGCCGAACATATAATAGCTGTTGGTCACGCCGCCAGACGTGATAATCAGCTTGTTTTCACTACGGCGTTCAGTGATTGAAAAGATACCCTCAAGCCACTGCGGCATGAGGGTTATAACGTTGCGGCGCAAGCTCTCGATGGTCTTGCCGCATATAGCGAAGGACTGACCGTTGAAGCGGCTCATGCTCCACAGGATAAAGCCGTCCGTCATGGAAACGGTCTTTCCGGAACGGATAGAGCCGTCACAGATGATGCCGTCACAGTCCATGAACTGCGGCTTATTCCACCACGTCAGCGTCAGAAGCTGCCGTTTGCTGAAGTTCTGGTAAATCATCCGTGTTCACGTCCTCCTTTGTGGCATTCTGGATAGCTTCAAGCAGATTGTTGTCCTTTGCGCTGCCGCCCAAGCCGGTTTCGCCGGTGATGTCCATATAGAGCTGGATCGCATAGGTGTTGCCCGCCTGCGCCGACCGCATAAGAGCGTCGGCCACAAGCATTTTTTGGGTCAGCACCTCAGACGGGATGCCCAGCTTTTTCAGGCGGTTCTGCTTGCGCTTATCGGTAATCGGGAGGCCGGAATACAGCTCAAGAAGGTCAGCCATCATTTGCCGCTCACGGCGTTTCTCCTGACTGGCTTTACCACCAGCAGAGCGGATAGCGTGAGCCTCTTCTTCGCTGCGTTCGGTCAGAGGAATGAGGTTCTTGTCTTGTGGTCTGCTCACGCTTCACACCTCCTATCAGTGGTTTTTCCTCCTTCGTCACTTCGCTTTCTGATAGCTGTACTTGTAACCGAATTTCTGCTGATTGGCTTTCAGCCACTTAGAAACGGCGTCGTTGTAGTCCTTGCCGCTGAGCTGGGCACTGTTGACCGCCTTTACAAAGCCGGAAGCGTTGAAATGCGTGCCCTTCGTGAAGGTGTACACGCCCGCATATCGCGCCGTATCGTCGCCGCGTCCGGTTTTGGTGCTGACGGCCACAATGCCGCGCCGGGTGCCGAGGGCGGTATTGATGACGTCCTCTTTGCTGAAGGTCGGCCAGCCGTCACGCGGGTGGTTGTGAATGGCAATTTCCTTGCCGTTGCCGGTCAGCCCTGAAATACTGCCCGCGTTGCCGTGGCGGTATTTCGTAGCGAAGCCCTGTTCATCCACGACCACGCCGTGTTCTTCCAGCGCGTCGCCATGTGCGGCCACAAAGGCGCGTACCATGTCCTCATAGACACGGTTGGAGCCGATTTTGACATTCATGCGCGCGGGAAGGTCTGCGGTGGTTTCGTCCTTGCCGCTGCCGCCACCAGAAGACGGCCAGCCGCCACTAAAACCGATGCCGGAACCGCCGCCGCGCCCGCCGTGCTCCACGGGGAAGGTGATCTCCGTCCATGCGCTGATCCGCTGCTCAAGGGTCTTGCCGTCAATCTCAAAGTGCAAAGCCTCGTCAAGGCTGTTGAAGGATGCAATGATCTTGCCGGTTGTCAGGCTGTACAGCTCAAGCGGATTGCGGAAAAGCACCACCTTGTCGGTCGCATAAACGCCGTTCAGACGCTTGAATTCATGCTTGAATCTGTCAAGCTGCATATTGTCTCACCTCTTTTTGGGTATAAAAATACCGCCAGCGGAAAGCCGCTGACGGTTGAAGTCTTGTTCAGTTCACACGGATGACGGGTTTCGGGCCTTTGCCCTTGCCGCCTTCCGCTTTGGTGGGCTTTGCGTCATAAGGCGCGCCGGGACGCTTGCCGGTCTTGCCCTTCGCGGGCTGCGCGGGGGTCTTTTTTGCCATTATGGGCCTCCTATCTGACAACAGGCTCGTCGTCGCTCTGATTCATGTACTCCTTGAAGAACGCCTTCACGTCGTCGGGGGCGTCGTCTCTGATGCCGATGATCTCGTCCGTGTCCTCGTCGCGGATCACATAGCCCATCATAATCAGTTCAGGGTCATTTTCGTTTCTAATCTCACTCATGTTATCCTAACTCCCTTTTGAGAATTTTCCAAATTGCTTGAGACAGCGGCTTTGCGCGGCTGCCGTTGGCGCGATAGTCTGCGACGGCCTCAGCCATAGCCTCGGAACGGTTTTTAGTCGCATATCGGGAAATCTGCGCCACAAGCTGGTCATTCGTCAGCCCTTTTCCGGCTGCGGTCTTCTTCGCGGCTCTTGCGGCCTCGCCCACCACCTTCGTAGCGAAACGGTGCTTGTTCCATGCGTTGATACGGTCCATAGTCCCATAATATCCGGTCTGCGTGATGTTCTTGAACACCAACGCACTTTCCAGCAGATGCCCAATTTCGTGCGAGGCAATATGTACACTGCTTGTGCCGTCAGGATGCCATTTGACACGCACGTCGTTTTCGTAACTCTGATCCAGCTTTGCCTGATCGCCCATCATTTTGGGATTGAGCTGCAATTTGCCGGACAGAGAAGCAGAGGCGTAGGCATTGGAGCGGCTTTCACTGCCGTTCAGCTCATGGATGCCGATTGCCGCCTGCGGGAACTCCTTCAGTAGTCCTTCAAGCTCACCGGCTGCCGAGCGCAAAACGCCGAAATCGACCTTATCAGCGGACGAATGCACCGTCACGCTGTAATGGTCCTGCATATACTGTCGCAGCTCTCCGACGTCTTTTGTGTCAAGCGCGCTGCTGCCGCGCCCGGAACCGCCGCCACGTCCACCCATGTATTATACCACACTTTCTTTCGGTTTTGTAGTCCGCGCCTTGATCTGCTCCTGAAAAGCCGCCACATGAACGATAGGCCCGGAAATGCCTTCCGGCACAAGGCCATAAAAGTAAATCGTCGATGGGTTCAGACGGCGGAGCATTTCATCATAGCCGAGCCGGAAAAGCTCTGCGGCGCGCTTGTTAAGCTGCGTTCCAACACTGGAAACGGCCACAGCGCCACCCACAGGTTCACCGTCAAAGCACCACTCGAAGCTGCTTTCGTTGCTCCAAGAGATGGTCGGAATAATCGTGATCCCGTTGCCTTGCCAATACGCGCCGAGCCAATGCTTGCGGTAATGGTTCCAGATTTGAACGGCTTTCGGGAAGTCCGTATAGGTTGAAAAATCCGGCGTGCATACGGCCTTGAAGCGCCGCAGCATATCAAGATAGGCGTCGGGATTCGTCCACAGGCGGTTGAACTGGTAGTCGTCCACGAAAAAGTGAACGGCTTTGTTCGCCGGGTCCTTGCAGCTTTTCGCATAGTTAAAGCCGATCCAACTTTGAGGCGTGGCCGGAACTTCGGCCAAAATGCGCGGTATGTCAAAGGCTCCCGCGCCGATGAACTTCGCCCTATTCAGATTTTCGTAGTTCCTCTGATCGCGATACATGGCGCGGGCCTCCTATCTGCAAAAATAGAATTCAAGACACAGGCGGTAAGGCCGGAGGCAGAACCGTGTACCGCCTCTCGCGTGTCTTGAATTCCATGCTATAGTTTACCACAGGTGCGGCGGACATTTTGGGACCACTTTAGTCACTGGTGCTTTGCAGATACCGGTATACGCGCTTTCTCACGCTCTCGTCCGTATTGCCACCCCCGACGTGCATAGCCGTCTGGTGCCAATTAAGCCCATTGATAAAGCGCAAAGCGAATATCTGCCGGGTCAAACTGTCCGGTATACCGGATATGTACCGCTCAAGGCGGGTACGCTCATGGATGCACTGGATTTGCTTTGCTGCGATAATGGCCTTCAGGTCAACGATTTCCGCCACGCAGCGGGCCAGCGTATCACTATAGCCGGGCGCGTGGGGCATACCGTCGTACTTTGGAGACTTTGGGGATGTCGTCATAGCCTCCAATTCGTCAAGCCTGCGCTTGTCTTCCTCGATTTCACGGTTCAGCCAATAGAGCTGAGATAGTTCTTTGATAGTCATGCTGCGGCCTCCTTAGCCTTCTGAATTCTAACCTTCAGGGCTTCCAACAGGCTATCCTGTGCATTGGCTTTGCCGCCCAGAGATTTAATAACGTCTTCATCCGTGCCGCCCAGCACCACCAGATGGTGGACTATGACAGGGTACGGCTGCCCCTGCCGGTGCAGGCGCTTATTGGTCTGCTGGTACAGCTCCAAACTATCGTTCAGGCCGAACCAGATGATGTGATGGCCGCCCTCTTGCAGATTGAGGCCGTAGCCACAGGACGCGGGCTGCATCAAAAGCAGGTCAATATTACCGGCGTTCCAGTCGTCTTCCTCCGCTTTGCCCTCGTACACTCTCACCCGTAGGCGTGTAGCTTCCAGCGCCTGCAACAGCCGGTCGCGGTCGTGCTTGAAGTTGTAGCAGATAATCGCGTGCTGCCCGGAAAGCTGCTCCACGGTCTCAAGCAGCGCCTCGATCTTGCAGTCATGCACGGTGATGACGTTCCCGTCCTCGTCGTACACAGCGCCGTTGCAGAGCTGTAGGAGCTTGCCGCGCAGAGTAGCGGCAGAGCCAGCCGTAATGACTGTCTCGTCCACCTGAAGCAGCGTGTCCCGCTCTAAGCGGTCATAAGCCTTCTGTGCTGCGGGGTCCAGCTTGACGGGGATGTCCTCATAGATCAGTTCGGGCAGGTCGAGGTAGTCTTCCGATTTCATGCTGATACAGATGTCGGAGATACGGCGGTAAATTTCGTCCGCTGCGCCCAGCTTCGGCGCATAGCTGAATATCGTCGTGCGGCTGCGCTTGTCCGGCACAAAGTATGCGTCACGGTATGAGGTGATGGTACGGCCCAGCCGCTGCCCACAATCCAGCAGATACACCTGCGCCCACAGGTCCATAAGGCTGCGGGGATTCGGCGTGCCGGTCAGCTCCACAATGCGGTTGATCCGAGAGCGCACCAGCTTCAGCGCCTTGAAGCGCTTTGCCTGATGATTCTTGAAGCTGCTGCTTTCATCAATGACCACCATATCGAACGGCCAGCTGTGCCCGTAATAGCCCACCAGCCATTGCACATTCTCGCGGTTGATAAGATAAACGTCCGCCGTTTGGGCCAGTGCTGCGGTGCGCTGCCCCACAGAGCCGAGGACGTGTACCAGCCGGAGGCAGGAGAGGTGGGACCACTTTGCAGCTTCTTTGTCCCACGTGCTTTCAGCTACCTTCTTCGGAGCAATGACAAGCACCTTCCGCACTGCCCAATATTCATACTTCAGCCGCTTGATCGCAGTCAGTGTGATAGCCGTTTTGCCGAGGCCCATGTCCAAGAAAAGCCCCAATGCCGGATCACGAATGATCCGGTCAATGCAATACTGCTGATAGTTATGCGGGCAAAATTCCTTCATCCCTCAGTACCTCCCTGCATCGTGCAAGCACGGCTTCGATCTTCTCCATGCTATCGACCGCCGAGAAAACTTCAAAGCCCAATGCGCGCAACAGCCCTTGCACATAAAGCTGCCGCTTGCGTTCCGTTTTTCCCGGCTTCTTCATCTCTACAAAAATCACCTTTGCGCCGGGAAGCAGGATGATTCTGTCGGGGACACCGGAAAAACCGGAGCTTTCAAACTTCAGACACCGGACGCCGTTTCCCAGCTTCTGGACGCCGGTTCTCAGCTTATTTTCGTAATAGGATTCAAGCATTCAATAGTTCCTCCTGTTACAGTTGGGGATAAAATCCTATAATTCCCCGTGCGTATAGGCGCTATGGCGTATAACACCCGTGCGCCCTTTATTACAAGTATTCAATAGGAAAAGTATGTAACATTGTAACACCAAGCCAAAAAGCCTTTGAAATACGGGCTTTTCGGGGTTACAAATGGTGTTACAATAAGGGTTACACTCCAAATTTCTGTAACGGCAAAGGTGTTACAGCTTCGACGCCGTTTCCGCTTGTAACACCCTGTTTGTAACGCCTATTTCGTTACCGGCGACGAACACGGGCAAAGCCGCGCTGCTGACCGTATGGGCCAAAACGGAGAGGGTTATTGTTCCGCTTCCAGCCGTCCATCTTTGCCAGAATGGCGTTGATTTCCCGCGTGTCAGCGGGCTTCATATCACGGATGTTTCCGTTCAGGCGCTCACACCAGATTTCCACGGCGGAAATACGGTCACGGTCCACAAGCTCAAGCTCCTGCCCATCCGGCGTCCGTGTAGCTCCGCACCAGTAATCCCGCCGCCTGTCAAGCGGCCATTTCGCCCAGTCAACCGGCACCTGCTTTTCGACGAACTCCTCGATCATGCCCTCACGGACGGACACCTCGCGGTGTTCCTCCTGCTTGATCTTCGCCTCCTGCTCCACGTCACCGGAGAGGTACAGCGATTCGCCAGCCTGCCAGCGTGCCTTTGCCTCCGCCCACAGTTGGTCGATAACATCGTCGGTCAGGTCGCGCCACACGGTTTTGGCGTGCGGCTGCTCGCCCACGTCCACGGGCCAGAAACGCCGGTTGCCGGTCGTATCCTGAAGGAAGTCGGTTGTGTTCGTGCTGCCGAAGAACACGCACTGCCGGGGCAGCTCCGAGACATGACGGCCATACGCTGCGCGGTAGCGGTCGGCACGCAGGGAGAGGAACTGCTTGATGCGGGCGACGTCGGTCTTGCGGAAAGCGTCCAGCTCTGACACCTCCACCAGCCACACGCCCTGAAGCAGCTCTGATGCGTCCTTGCCCTCGAACGTCCGAATGGAATCATTGAACCAGCCACGGGACATTTTATCCAGCAGGGTACTTTTACCGATGCCCTGCGGCCCTGCGAGAATGACCATGTTGTCGTACTTGTAGCCGGGGATCATGGCGCGGGTAACGGCTGCGGTGAAGCTCTTGCGGCACACAGCGCGGTTGTAGGCGGTGTCCTTCGCGCCCAGATAGTCAATGAACAGCGTGTCCAGCCGAGGCACACCGTCCCATGTCAGACGCTCGATGTACTCGCGGACCTCGTTGAAGGCGTGCTGCGAGGCGTGAATGTCAAGGGCACTGTCGATGTTGCCGCGCCCGGAGATGCCCCAGAAACGTTCCATGTACCAGTACAGGCCGTTGCTGTCGGTGTCGGACCACAGGCGGCGTTTTCCATCCTTTTTCCACGGCAGCGGCCCCAGCACCTCACCGCGCCCTGCGAACTGATTGAGCGCGAACTTGCCCCGCAGGAGCGGATCGCCGTCAAGGATAATGAGCACATTGTCGATGGTGCTCTTGATCTTGCCGTCCTGCGTGCGCTGCAACTTCTCAGCCCATGCGGTATCGTCCTCCGGCGCGGGATCGTTGCCCATGCCCTCGAATTCCTTCATGGCCTGTTCGTGCTGCTCACGGTTGAGCGTGGCGCATACGGTCTTGTCGGCCAGCGCCAGATCGCACATAGCCTTGTAGGACGGGAGCTTCGCAACGGGCGTTTCCGGCGAAGCGTTGTCGTCCTTGTCCCCGAACTTGTGTAGCCGGATCAGGTCAAAGGCGTTGACCAGCCGCCCGCTGCACGGGTCCGTCGCGTGGTGGCTAAACAAGAACTTGCCGCCGTCATAGATGATCGCGCCGCCCGTGGTGGAACCGCCCAGATAGGTATAACGGTCGGGGTCGTTGTCCACGGCCTCATAGATGCCCGGCAGGTAGGCGTCCATAGCCGCCAGCACGTTATAGGTGCGGCAGAAGGCACCCACAAGACCCTGCTTTTCTTCGGGGTCGCCCTGCTTCATAGCCAGCTTCTGATAGCTGGTAGCACCGGGGACCACCGGCCAGCTCGTCAGGTCGTGCCAGTCGGCATATGTACCCAGCAGGGCGTCTGCGGAGATCAGCGGTGCGTCTACGGCCTTGTAGACGAACTCACTGTCACAGCAGCAGGAAGGCCAGTACATGAGCCGGACTGTCTCAAAGGTGGTCGGGTCGGCCATGCCGATGCCCACATGAGCGGCCACACGGCGCGCGCACGGCTCGTATTCGTCTGGGGTCATAGTTCTATCGGTCGGGACAACGACGCGCAGACGCGGGCGCTCAGGCGTGTGCTTGCGGGTGCTGTAAATGCAGTAGCTGAAGCCCAGCTCGTCCATTTTGCCGATGATGGTTTCCGTCTGCCAGCCGGGGATATTATCAAAGTCAAGCGTGATGATGTCGCGCCCGGTCACGTTGTTTGCCTTACGGCGCTGCCCCAGCAGGGAGCCGCCCACAAAGCCGCCGACGTCCTTTAGATCGTCCTGCTGCGATTTCTTCAGATGCAGATAATCTTGCAGGGTTTCAGCCCCACGGACCGGGGTAGACAGCCGTTTATAGAGTTCTTCGACGGACAGCACCGTCTGTTTCCAGACCATATCACGGCGGTTGTTGCCTACGGATATGGTGATTTGTCTGTTATAGTTCATAATCAGGTACTCCTGTCCTCAGGATCACCCCCCGTCACCGGGGAAGGTGTTGCCTCCTTGTGTAGCTCCGCACCGCTCATTCCCGCGCTTCTCCCGTGATCCGGTCAGACAGGCGGACCAGCTTTCCCGCACGGATGCGGTCCACCAGAGCGCGGTTGCGGAAAATAACCTTGAGCTGTTCCAGCATGATTTCCACGTCGGCAATCTCCTCGGCCAGCGCCTTAGAGTTATCCGCACCGCGAAGATTCTTCGACAGCTCCTTGGTCAGTTCGGACATTTCCTCCATAGCCATCACAAGCTGCGATTGCTTGCCGTAGGCCCTGACAGCCTCGGCGTAGGTGTCGCACTGGACAGGTGCCACAATCGCGCTCAGGCGCTCCTGAAGCTCCTTGTTCTTGCACTCGCAATAGCAGATTTTGTCCCGTGCCTGCCTGAGTTCAGCTTCAAGCTCGGCCTTCGTCATGTCACTCATTTGAACACCCTCCCGGTCTTGACATCTTTGATTTCGATGCGGCTGACAAGCTCAAAGCCGCAGTTACGGATGATGAATTTAAGGACCCTCACGAGGTCGCTCACGCGGCCATCCAGCGCGTTTTCTTCGCGGACGATAGATTTCACGCCCTCATACGCTGTGGGGTCGTAGTAGCCCTCGCTGTTCTTCTTAGGGTAGTTTGCCATACAGACCTCCTAACAATCGACTTCGATCACAGCGGTCGGGAATTTGTCGCAGTTGTCCGCAATCTGCCTGAGAAATTCCGCTGTGGATTCCACCGTGCCCCAGCAGTTGCCCGGCTCAAACTGCCGGTAGCGCTTCGGATGCAGACACAGCAGTGACGCGCCCTGCATGAGCACGGGGTACATATCGGCACAGCGCTTGCCGTTCCACTCAGAGGGATAGGAGCCGCACACCTCTTTAATCATGGCGGCGGTGTTGGACGTGTGGTTGATCCAGTCGTCGCCGACGTACACCCACTGATCCGCGCCTTCAAGTTTGGCCTTGAAGCTCACATCATAGCTCACTGTGTAGCCGCCTCCTTTTCCTGATACTCTGCCATATACCGCAGCACCTCGTCTGCCTTGGCAAAAGCCTTGACCAGTCCGCCGTTTGCATCCGCCGACCGTACCACGGTATAACCGGCATAAGCGAAGGCGGGAGTACGGCCATTCAGGAAGAAGAAACACATATCCAGCGCGTCGCAGTACATATAGCTGTTTTTGACCACGAGGTCTTCTCGATCCAATTTGAAGCGGACCGCGAGCTTTTCCGCCCATGTGGCAGCTCTGCTTTTCGCCGTGATTCTGGTGATGTGTGCGTCGAGATTTGCGGCCTTGCAAGCGGCTTCAATGGCCGTTGCCTGCTGTTCAGTAGAAAGCTGGACGCACGGGATGTCTGTATCGCTTTTCATAAGTGAGCCTCTTTCCGCGTCATTTTTCATGGGCTGTCTCCTTTTTCCGCGTTCCATGCCGCAACGTCAACGCCGATCTCTTTCAGCTTGCGATCCGCAAGCCATGCGTCGTCATCGGGCATTTCGTAGTAGTTGACCAGATCATCGTGGATGACCGTAAACTGTTCCCACGCGCGCCGGAGCCGCTTCTTCCCAAAGCCGAGGTGCTTGTGCAGGAAATAAAGGATCATGGCGTCAACGTTGTTCAGATATTTACGGTCGGCCTCCACGATTTGCCGGTTGATCTCAATGTTCATGGCGCGCCGCTCTTTGGCGGTCAGATCAGCGCCGTAGACCGTGCCCTTGTACTGCTTAACTCTCATGGTGTCAGTCTTTCGTATTCGACCTCACCGACATATTCCCAGCGGGTCGTGGTGGAGCCGTCGTCGTATGTAATCCGATATAGGATTTCATATTCGGCGTCATGGTGTACGGTCTGGACATAAGGGACAAGGACGAAATCACCCTTCCAGACGTCATAAGTGTACTTGTATTCGGTTTCCACCAAATCGTATGCGGCGGTGTATCTGCGGTCTATGGCCTCGCGGGAAACCTCCGTTTTCTGCGTGCAGGCGCTCAGAGGAAGAACGGTGAGAATCAGGCACAATAACGCACCGATCAGTCTTTTCATGTGCTACTCCTTTCGTGGCGTCCGACCTCTGCGGGCGCAAACACATCCGGGTTATCGACAATGACCGAATGGAGCGCGTTCGCCAGCTCGTCCACACGCTTTTCGTCGTGGTCGCGGTAGCCGAGGCCGAAATAGATTGCATGGATCATTTCATGGATGAAATCCGCTTCCATTTTGGCCGTGGCCTGCGGGCTGACGCGGATAATCAGGTCGCCGTAGAGGATTTCCGCCGATACATTGTTGATACCGAGATCCATTTTGTTGGTGATCTCGACAGTGTAGGTCTTGCCGCCGATCTTGATCTTTTCAGGAATTTTCATCAAATTCACCTCGTTCTGTGGTTTTCCGATTGACCCGCGCCGCAGTTTTGCGGTATTTCTGCGGCAGCGGAAAGATCGTTATAAGGGTTTCGCCGTGGAAGATATAGACGTTGTTGCAGTAGATACGGACATTGTTTGCCGTCTCGTGCTTCCAGTACAGCGCCGATATGTACCGGTTCAGGCTGCCGCTGGTGTCGCTGTGCCGGATGCCGTACCGCAGCGCATTTTCAGCGTTCTTGTGGGAGAGCTTCTTCGGCAGGCCGAGACGTTCCTTCGTTCTTCGCGCTGCGTGGTTGGTAACGCGGGTCATTTCCGCAGGAGGGCCACAAAGACGGCAATAATGCCGATCAATGCGACCACTGCGACGCTGATCCAGAGCGGAGACAGCACCCACCACCACGACCAAGCAATAACGTGTGTCAGCTTGAGTGTGATAAACACGATGGTCAGCAGACCGACGAAGCCGATTCCGCCGCCACCACTATTTTTCTTATCCATGTATTTCATTCCTCCTCACAAATGCGGATCAGGTTGTGAATGCCTCTCTGTGTGTAGCCGAGGATTTTACCGGTGCCCGCCCAGAACTGGACCAATGCGTCGTCGGATTTACGGCGGCAGTGGAAATGACCTGTGGCGTCATTCTTCAGGACATATTCAATGTTGTGGGCTTCAAGCTGCCGGATCGCATACTCGATGCGGTCGGGATTCTTTGCTACCCGCTCCTTGTGATTCTGCCGGGCGTGCTCCTTGAGAGCATCCCAGCATTCATCCCTCGCCATGCGGATCACCTCCCAAGTCGAAGTGCTCAAAGGTGGCGACGCTTGTCATAGTCAGGAACAGGTCCGCGAAGAACTGAACGGCGGAATCGCGGTCAATGTTGTTGCGGTCGGCGGCTTCGAGGATTCCACGAATGGTCACGTTCGCCACACGAGCCATTTCGGAAGTCCACGCTTCCGCCTCTTTTGCGGTCAGTGCATTCATCTTGACGCCTCCTTTAAGCAGGCAGGGCAGACCTGCCGCCCTTCCGGGATTTCAGCGCCGCAGGAAATGCAGGTGTTGACAGGCGGGGCCTTCGGCGTCTCCGTGGCGATCTCGCCAGCGCAGGCGGCGTAACCGGCCAAGTCAACAAAGCTGTCACCCTTGACGCCGGTCTTGATGCGGGCCACCTTCAGGAGCGCCAGCATCATAGCAACGTCCTTCGCGCTGTAGCGCATTCCGGTGTACGCCTCCCACAGCTTTCCGATAAGGGCGAAGTTGTTTTCGGGTCTTCCGTATTCACGTTCGCGCTCTCCGCAGACACATTTACGCGCCTGCTCCAGAATTTCAGCTCGTTTCATGGTCAGCCTCCTTCGGCAGAATATCGTCAAAGCAAACGGGAACGATCTGCTGCAACTCACGCAGCAGTGGTGTAGCTATCTCCCGTATCTGCGGATGCGCGCCGGTTGAGGTACGGAGCCGTAGGAAGTGACGCCACTCGCGGATATTGGCTGTCATAACGACCTCCGTTTTGAGACTGTTCGGGAGCACTGCGCGGGCCTCCTGCGCAGACAGGCCCCAATTCAGAAGGTTGAAATAGGCCGTTTCAGCGCGGCGGCAAGCCTCTTTCCACTCGTCATAAGCGAAGGTGTCCTTGTTCAGGTAGCACGGCTCAATGACCGTGATCTCGCTGCCGAACTGATCCTTGCTATAGTTGCAGTAGCGGGTGCTCTCCTGACAATAAGAGGCCATCCGGTGCCTGACGATCTCATGGCTGACGCCACGGTCGCAAATGAATTTCACGGTAAAGCTGCAATGCTCTAAGACGGCCTCGTGACCGCGCTTGATGATACCGGCAACGAACTTCGGGGCGCTGTCGTCCGTGATCTTTCCCTCGGATTTGTAGCAGACGCGCCCGCAATCCTCAAGGCGCTTCAGGATCACGCCGCCGTTGATAGGCGTGATGAACTCAAAGCCGGGCTTAATAATCTTCATCGTCGTCCTCCGTTTCGTCGTTTTCGGTTGCGGCCTCGTACTGGTCGTATGTAATGGCTCTGACGCACTCGACGGGAACGCCGAGCAGATCAGCGGTGTTCTTGCGCTGGGCGTAGAGGAAGCCTTCGCACTGAACCGAATTGTTGATGATGCCCACAAGCTGGTCGGCGGCTTTCGCGTGCTTCAGCGCAACGCTTGTGTAGCCGACGCTCCCAGCGCCGCCGAACACTTCGGCGTCCTTGACCTCGAAATGACAGGTCAACGTAATGTCAACCAGACCGATGTTAGCGTTTTGCATAGGATTTCCCTCCGTTATTGATGTGTTCCTCGTAGCTGTAGCGGATGCAGTAAAGCGCCACATAGAGGATGACAAGCAAATAACCGGCATACAGGAACAGCCAGTACCACGAATAGAACATGGACAGGACCACAGGGACGGCCAGAGTGCCGATTACTGCACCGGCGATAAAAAGGATCAGAGCCACCACAGCGGCGGTTTTAATCAGCTTTTCGCATTTCATATGAGTTGCCTCCGTAGATTTTGTGTTATTGTATTTTGGGTGGCCCCACGACCGGGGGCCGGATTTCAAAGGGAAATCAGATTAAACAGAAGCCGAACGCCACCCCGTAGGAGTAGGACGCATTGCTGGCGTTGCTGGCACCGTTGATGTTCACAGTGGCGAAAGACGAAGACGACGACGCCTCAGGCGACCGCAGCCACCACCACCATGTTCCATTGTCGCTGCACTCCTTCACGCGGTCTTTCTCGCGGAGAAAGCACAGGAGCTGCGCGTCTTCCGGCTCACGTTCCGACCAGCGTCCCTTGCCGAACACCTGCGTCTTGGAGAGCAGAAACAGCTTGTCTTCGGTTTCTACGCGCTCACCGTCCACGATCTGGACGATTGTCGTCGGCGCAATAAGCGCCTGAAGCTCGTCCGGCAGAAGGGCGAACACGGTATTGTTGAGATACTGCCGCATATCGCAGGCAGCCCACGCGCCCTTGTTGGTGGGGCGCTTGTTCATGCAGTGCTCGTCAGCGAGGCAGTCTTCGAGGACGAAGAACCACTTGCCCTTCTTGTCCTGTGTAGCTCTCACGGCCACTTCCTCGCCGTTCTTCAGATTGAAGATGACCAAATCGCCCTGCGCGATGGTGCCGTTATCGACCGCCGCCTTCAGCGCAGCCCATGTGGTTTCGTTGGTAGTAGAAGTCTTGATAAACATAAAAGGTTGCCTCCTTAATCTTTTTTGAAAAATGCTCCGACCCAGCCGTCAGCGCCGAGGGGCAGGCCCTCAGCCCACGGGATCGGGGTTGACATGATCTTGACCACCTTGTCAAGCATGGCGTCGTTGGTGTCAAATGCTGCGGTGTCGATGACCACCTCGTCGTGGATGTGAAAAACCACAGGCAGCCCAGCGGCTTCAAGGTGTTCGATGGCCTGCGCCAGACAGTCGCGGGCGATAGCCTGAACAACGTTCTCGACCAATTTCCCACCGTAGGTTTCGATGCGGCCCCACTTGTTTTTGTCGTTCACGCCCATATAGGTGATGGACGGGCCACCCCAGCGGTTTTCACCGACAGCAGGCTCCACATAATAGAGCTTGCGACCAGATGGAAGCGAGATGGTCATGCAGGTCGTACCACGGATGCAGTCACATTCCCGCGCGAAGGTGCAGCAGCGAACACGGAGAGAGCCGCCGTTCTGGATGACGCGGATCGCCGCGTCGTTGAAGCTGTACCAAAGGTTGCGGATTTTGGGGTTTGTGTTGCGCCATTTGTCCACGATGTCTTTGATTTCTTCGTCGGACAGGTCGGCAAGCAGTTTGCCGGTGTCCATCTGCCGCATGGCAGGGACGCCGCCCTGATAGCCGAGGGCCAATTCTGCGACCTTGCCGCGCTGCCGGAGGGAATATTCGGGGTTGCCCTTTTTGATCCGTTCCAGCGGGACGCCGAACATCTGAGAGGCAGACGCTTCATAGATTTTGCCGTGTGTGCGGAAAACCTCAAGCCGCCATTCCTCGTCGGCCAGCCACGATATGACACGGGCTTCGATGGCGGAGAAATCGGCGTCAATCAGGACGTTTCCGGGGGCAGCCACAAACGCGGTGCGGATAAGCTGTGACAGCGTATCATTCGGAGAGCCGTAGACTGTCCGCAGCGCGTCGAGCTTGCGGCCTTTGACCAGCTCACGGGCAAACTCCAACGGCTCCGTGTAGGTGCGGGGCAGATTCTGGACCTGCACCAGACGTCCGGCCCAGCGCCCCGTCCGGTTCGCGCCGTAGAACTGAAGCAGCCCACGGACACGCCCGTCGTCGCACACAGCGGCCTCGATGGCGTCGTATTTCTTGGTGCTGGTCTTGCCCAGCTCCTGCCGGATTTCCAGCATCCGCTGAACGTGGTCGGCATTGTCGCGGCCCAGCAGCTCTTTGATCGTCTCCTTGCGGAGGGTGGTAATATCGTCGCCGGTTTCGGCGGACAGCCAGCGGGCAAGCTGCTTGACGCTGTTGGGGTTTTGCAGTCCGGAAAGCTGGACGGCCTCGTCGGTGAGCTGCGCGCGGATGGTTTCGCCCAGCTCCAACGCGCCCTCGCAGAAGTCCATATCGACCGCCACGCCGCGCGCGTTGATAAGCAGGTCGGTTTCCCACTGCTTCTGAACGAAATCTGGCACGGGGAACACAGACAGGCGGCGTTCGATCTCCATTTCCGCCACAACGTCTTGGCCGTTGTAGGTCTTAAACAGCGCCCATTTTTCGGGGTCGTGATGCGGATAATTTCGGGTTCTGCCGCCGTTTGCCTTTGTTGGCTTACAGGGCACACAAAAATAGCGGATCAGAGCCTTGCCGGTAGTCAGCTTTTGTTTGTCCTCCGGAATGCCCAGCGCCCGGCCTGTCGCGTCCAGACCTGCGGTGTAACCGGCATACAGGCCGTGCAGCATCGTGTCACGCCACTGTGAAGGCGGGAGCTGTGCGCCCATGTACTTACTGAGGCAGTACCATTCAAAGGCCGCATTGTAGGCGTGCTTCAGGCACTGCGGGTCTGTCAGTGCGTGAATAACTTCCAGAGGGATTTTTTCGCCCTGCGCCATGTCAATGACCTGAGTGGGCGCACCGTCGAAGCTGTACGCGAAAAGCAGAATCTCAAAGGCGGGGCTTTGCACATAGCGGTAAAGACCGGCCTTCTTCAGGTTCACGTCCGAATACGTTTCGAGGTCGATACTGAGGTGGATCACGTCGCACCTCCTTATCGCTGGAAGGCTTCAGAGCTGGAATAAAGGTTGAGAACGTTCGTGGTGTTGACACCGCGCTCCTGAAGCTCCTCGATCATGGACTTGAACAGCGGGGTTGACTGCACATACTCGACCAGCTCCGCGTCGCCCAAGCTGGTTACGTTCTTGAGGGACTGCTTGCGGTCATCAGCGTTGAAGGGCGTCCAGACCGTATCAGAGAAGGTCGCGTGCTCAATGTCGGCCACGAGGATGGAAAGCGTCCGAGCGGGCTTCTGAACGAGCATACGCACCGTGTTCAGCAGATGCGGCGTCTCCATGTTGCCCACAGGGACAGCCTCGCCGACGCCGGTGATCCAAACGCCGGAATAGTCAAAACGGGTTTTCATGTTTGCCTCCTTTGTGTCCTTGCCGGGCAGGCGGTCACTGTGTAGCCGCCTGCCCAGCGCTGTGGTTTACATGGGCTGACCGGTGATGGGGTTGATCTGGCCGGGAGTGTAACCGGCCTGCGGCTGGACGCCGCCAGCGGGATAGCCGCCGTAGCCGGGAACAGGCGTTGCGGGCATAGCCGCGCCATACTGGCCGGTAGCGTAGCCCTGTGCGGGGGTCGTCTGCGCGCCGCCAACACCGGCGAACTCAGCGGCAGTAACAACGGAGTTGCTGAGCGGTTCGCCGTCGCGGGTCTTCATCACGGCACGCAGGCCGCAGCCGACACCGCGCTTACCAGCGGAGTTGTAGGCATAGAAGTTGATGGACACGCGGGCGTACATACCGCTGTAGATGTCCGTGGGGGCCAGCTCGCAGTTCACATTGTCCGCACCGCAGACATAGGGCTTGTTCTTGGAAGACGCCGTAACCACCCAGCAGCCACGGCACTCCTCACCAAAAGGCTCACCGGAGGGGCGCACACCGTCGCCGTCATGGACAACGGATTCGATGCGGGCGGGACGGACGCCGTTCCACTTGGCGTTGACACCGACCTCGGCGGCAGCGTTCATGGCAGCGTCAAGCTCCTGCTTGATAGTCGGGTTGGACTTGGGGATCAGCAGCGTGACGCTGAACTTCGGGTCGCCCACGCCATTCTGCGGCGCACGAGCGGTCACGAGGTTGCAGTAGGACAGGCGGCATTCGGGGGTGAGAACTCTTTTCGGGTCATTCTGATACATGGTTTAATTCCTCCATAAAATTCATTCGGTTCAATATGTTCAGTCCTGCATCCGCAGGTGGGGTCTAAAGGTTTTTGTAGATCGCGTTGAAGGCGTTTCGGGTTACGGATTTGAGCGCATTCCGGTTCAAACGGGGCGCTTCCAGCAGTTCCATAATGGCGGTGAAGGATTCGCAGGCGTCGCGGCACATATCCAGATAGCCGTCCGCGTTGCCCTCATAATCCTTGACCAGCTCCTGCTGCTCTTGGATTTCCTCCTTCAGCTCTGCGACGCATTCCCGGAAGCAGCGGGCGACATCATCTCCGAGCTTTTCGCGCAGCAGCCGTTCAAGGAACACGTCCTTGTCCTCGAAAATGACCTCCATGCTGCCATCATTGAGATATACCGTTTCAGCCATCAGACGCACCCGCAAACTCAGTAGCACCAACGCAATAGGCTTCGCGGCGGTCGCTTGCCAGCGCAAGTGTAGGTTTGCCCTTCGGCTTTGTGACACACTCGGAAAGCAGCTCCGCGAAGGTCTTTTTGCCGAGCATCTTTTCCAGCTCTGAGAGGGTCTTCGGCTTGCGGTCGTAGATCAGCGCCTCGTCATATCCGGCGTCGATTAGCTTCTGAACGGCGGCGTCAACATCCGTAAAGGCACGGTTGCTGCGGCCCTCCACCAGCTTCCAGCCGGGGATTTCGCCGCCGTCAAGCATAGCGCCGGTGGCGTAATCCTGAAGGTCCTTGTACCACTGCACCAGACCTTCGGCTTGAATCAGCAGGTCGCCAACTTCGGCGTCCGACAGGCACGGATTTTTTCCGATCTCCCGGCTGCCGTTCGCAGGGGTGAGATTCTTAAAATCCTCAAAGCCGGTAAAGAACGCGGCTCTTGCGGCGCATTGCGCCTTGCCCTTGCAGAATCGGCAGTGCTCACCGGGGCAGAAGGTTCCGGGACCGTCGTAGGCTTCCTTTGCAAGGGGTTTGATACTCTCGCCCCATGCAAGCAGATCATCCACACTAAGGGCGTCCTCGCTGGCCTCCTGTGACAGGCGGGGCTGACAGATACCCATTGATACCCACTTGATTTGGTCGCCGTAGATAGGCCCGTAGAGCTTCAGAGCACCCAGCGCATACAGCCGCATTTGCGGGTTGTTTTCAGCCGATACGGGAACGCCCTTGCCGTGCTTGTAGTCGGTGATGTGCAGCGTGTCGCCGCCAATCATGATACAGTCGCAGGTGCCGAAACCGTCCGGGACATAGGCCGTGAGATCGACCTTGACCTCCATTGCCACATGGGGCGGCGCGGCGTACTGCATGGCCTTCTCCGTGAGATAGTCCACATACGCTTCGGCGGTCCGCAGCATCTCGTCAGAGTACAGCGGGCGGGCTTGCAGCTTCTTCAGCTCAGAGTTGAATTTGCGGGTGGACAGGACAGTGAATTTCTTGCGGGCGTACAGCTCACAGATGGCGTGTGCCAGAGTGCCTTCCTCCGCATAGGAGCTTGTCCCATCCGGGAAGCTCTCCTCGAAATGCGGTGCCGCCGTACAAGCCAGCCAGCGGTGGGCGCTGGATGCGCTCAGAAGGGCGTGTTGTCTGGGGGTAGGCATTGTCCCACCTCCCGTTAAAGCTGCGCTCCGAGGGCCTTCAGCTCAGCACCAAAGGCGCTGTATGCCTCCTTCGGCAGCTGCGTTACGGCCTGCACACCGAACTTGCCCAGCAGGGCGAGGAGCTGCGGCATCTTGCCTGCGTCGATCAGCGCCGCACCCGCGCGGCTCAGTTCCTCCACGGTGTAGCTCTCAGCCGGAGCGGCGACCGGCGCAGTCGGGGCAACAGTCGTCGGTGCAGTCGGCTGAACAGGGGTGGGTGCAACAGTGCCGGTAGTTGGCGCAGGCTGAACAGGTGTCGTAGGGTTTACGACGGGAGCCGCAGGAGCAGGCGCGGCGGGGAAATCAACGTTGACAACGCCTGCGTTGTCGATGTGGTGGTTGTTCCCTCCGTGCTGATGGCAGACGAATTCGGGCTGCTTGCCGATGGCACCGGCCAGCGCGTTCAGCGCTTCCGGTAATCCGGGGATTTCGATGGTCATTTTGATCTCAAACATGATTTGCCTCCTAAATGTTCTTCAGATCGTCGATGATTTGTTGCCAGCTTTCAGAAACGTTCAAGACGTGCCTTGAGTATTGACTTGAGTAGTAGCCTTGCTGCCAGAGCTTCGCAGCGCCGCCCTCGCCACAGTTATAGGCCATGAGGGCTTTGTGCTGGTCGCCGTACTTGTCCAGCAGCTCACCGATCAAGAGGACACCGGCAACAATGTTGCCCTCATAGTCGGTGGGTTCGATCCCAAGTCCGCGCAGGCGATCATAGTTAATCGGATGGACTTGCATCAGGCCCCAGCAGGTGCCGTTGTCTGCATCGAGGTTGAAGCTGCTTTCGCATTCCGCGATTGCCAGCGCCAGTGCATAGGGAACGCCGTAGTCCTCACACGCCTGCTGCATTACCTCTTGAAGCTCGTAGCTCAGCGGAATGTCGTCACTGTGTAGGAATCTCTGCCCTTCTGTCTCCTGCGGTACGGTTTCCGGCTCTGTGACCGGCTCGTCCAGTGTGGAGGCGGTAGGGGCTTCGGTTTCCGGCACGGACGTTTCAGCCGTGGGAGCGGGTGCGGTTTCCTCCGGTGCGGGCGCTGCGCCTGACGCGCAGTTGACGGCAAGGATCGTGATTACGGCCGCCTCCAACACTGCCAGCACAAAGAGGCCAAGAGCGATACGGCGCAGCCTATTGAACTGCTGGTGCTGCCGTCTGCGTGTCGTCGTCATAGAACTTGCCTTCCTCTCTGCATTTCTGTAGCCACGCTTCGTAGCGGCGCAAATTCTCCGGATCGGAGTAAAACCGCTCAATGCCCGCAAGCAGCGTCCGGCAGAGAATATCCATTTGTACTCGCGGAATCTGCGTGCAGTCGATTTTGACGTTGGCCATGATGCTTTCCTCGTTTCTTACTGATTAACTGTGGGTTCGCTTGCCTGCCGCTGCTCAAGGCGTTCAAGCGCATCAATGATGCGCTGCTGGGTCGTAGCGTTGCCCTTCTTGTTGTGGAGAACGGCGGACAGGTACGAGTTCGTCAGCCCTGCTTCATCCGCAAGCTGCTTGCCCGTGATCGCCGCCATGTGCATACGCCCGACCACTTCAGCGGTCCAGTCGAAATTCAAATTTTCACCTCCAAGTTCAAATATTTTTGCAAAAGGAGTTGAAATATTTGCACTGTTGTGGTATCATAGAAAAGGTGTGTATCTGATACCCTTTCGACGGCTTCCTCCGTGCCAGCGGAGGGGGCTTGCCATGCTATGGCTGTCATTCGTTCAAATATTTGCTCCACGGTTTACATTATAGAGCAATCATTTGAACTTGTCAAGGGGGTTGGAGCAAATATTTGAATTTTTCCTCGGAGGCAATATGTTTTACGATGTGTTCAAAAAGCTCTGTGATGATCGGGGCATCAATCCGACGCGCGCAAGTGTAGAGATCGGCTTCAGCCGTGGCAGCGTGTCTTACTGGAAGAAGCGCTATTTGGAGGGCTTCGACGCAAAGCCCGATTCTTACACCGCTGAAAAGATTGCGGACTATTTTGACGTTTCAGTGGATTACCTGCTGGGAAGAACGGACGATCCGATTGACTACGACAAAAATGGGGACGCACTTGCAGAAATCCCGCTCACCTATGTTGAGGCTGCGAACGGTGATATGAAGAAAGCTCGGCAAATGATGCTTGCCGTCGATGCCGACGCGCTGCGGGAGCGTGACGCCATGCCAGAGGTGTATCGTCAGTACCTGAAGCTGGACGAAATCGACCGTGCGAAGGTTGAAGCATATATCACCGGTCTGCTGTCGTCCGATAAGTATCAGACGGTCGCTAAAGCAAAGAATGCCTGATACGACACGAAGGAAAAATCCTCTACGTCGATTTCAAACGCTTTATGAGGTGAAGGGAGGTCGTGGTCATGGATGGACACGATTACGAATATCTGGTCGCAAAGTACCTTCGCGGGCACGGCTACACCGGCGTTAAGGTGACAAAGGGATCGGGTGATTTTGGCGTCGATGTTACGGCCCACAGGGCCGGGCACAAGTACGCCGTACAGTGCAAATATTACTCAAGCCCTGTGAGCCTCAGCGCGATACAGGAAGCAGTAGCCGGAAAAGCGCTCTACAACTGCGACCGTGCAATGGTTGTCACCAACAGTACATTCACAAAAGCCGCACGCGAGCTGGCTAATGCGAATAACGTACTTTTGCTGGAAAACGTCCGCAGCGCAGGAGCCTTCCGTTTCTCGCAGTTGCCGAAGGGCGTGAGATTCTTTCTGCTTGGCGCGTATCTGTTCTCGGCATCTGCTGCCTTTGTTGCCATGCTGGACACAAACAAAGAGCAACCCTTCTGGACGGCGGCATATAACGTGGTAACAACGATGACGTTCATGTTGTTACCGCTGTGGATAGGCCCTGCAATTCGTGGTGTCAAAAAGCTGTTCCGGCGCGTTCTCACTGGAATCAAAGCGGGCAGAGCTACACCTGCAACTGCCGCAGTATCGGTGGCACCCGCACAACCGGAACGACCCAGCATTAACGCTGTTGCGCTACAGCCGTTTCTGCCTATTGAAGTTCAGGATCACAAAGATACCTTTGCAAACGCATTGGCCGGGCTGCCCGTGCTTACGACCTCTGCGATCCAACGTAACTGCAAGTGCGGAATCGACCGCGCGTACTCGATACTACGCAATCTTCAGGTCTACGGACTTATCCATGGGGCCGGAAAAGACACCTATGAATGGACAGAAAAAGCCCTTCTGCTGGGCGCAGAAGGGCGTAACGGGTAACAGATATGTCAGTAGATATTAAATGGCAGGTGCCAAAGGCACAGCCGGAGGCCAGCGAACTGGCCGTCGTATATGCTCGGTACTCAAGTCACAGTCAGGGAGAACAGTCCATCGAAGGGCAGCTCTCCAACGCGAGAGACTACGCCGCCGCACACGGCTACACCATCGTGCATGAATACGTTGACAGAGCAAAGAGCGGTCGGACGGATAACCGCGCCGAGTTCCAGCAGATGCTGAAGGACACGACCAAAAGGCAATTCAGTGTTATCATTCTCTGGAAGGTTGACCGCTTCGGACGTAACCGCGAGGAGATCGCCATAAACAAGATGAAGTGCCGCAAGAACGGCGTGCGCGTCGAGTATGTGGCGGAAACCATCCCTGACAGCCCGGAGGGCGTGATCCTCGAAAGCGTGCTGGAAGGCTTCGCGGAGTATTACAGCCTACAGCTGTCGCAGAACATCCGCCGTGGCCGTGCTGAGAGCGCCGAGAAGTGCCAGTCGCTGGGCGGAAACCGCCCGCTGGGGTACAAGACCGGGCCGGACAAAAAGTTCGTCATAGACGAAAATACCGCACCCACAGTGAAGATGATCTTCACCATGTATGCGGATGGCAAGACGGTTACGGAAATCGTTGACAAGCTGAATGAACTGGGTCTGCGGACGTTGCGCGGTGGCCCCTTCACCAAGAACAGCTTGCATTCGATTCTGAAGAACAAGAAATACACCGGCATTTACGAGTATCAAGGCCGCGAGATCAAGGACGGCGTTCCTCGGATTATCGAGGACGACGTGTTTAACAAAGTACAGGAAATGCTGAAGATCAACAAACGAGCACCGGCGAAAACATGGTCGCGCGCCGACTACATCCTCACGGACAAGCTGTTTTGCGGCAAGTGCGGCGCTCTGATGTTCGGCGAGAGCGGCACCAGTAAAACCGGCGCAAAGCATAATTACTACATCTGCTCCAACAAGAAGCGCTTCCGCTCCTGCGACAAAAAGGCCGTGCGACAGGCAGACATTGAGGACACCGTGCTCAACGCCACCCATGAGCTGCTGCAAGACGACGAGCTGCTGGACTACATCGTTGACCGCACATGGGAGTATTACCTTGCACAGGACAACAGTCAAGAGGAGCTGCGTAACCTTCAGCGGCAGCTTGCACAGACTGACACCGCCATATCAAACCTCATTCGGGCCATTGAGGCCGGAATACTGACCGAGGAAACCAAGAAGCGCATGGACGAGCTGACGCAGCAGAAAGCCGATTTGAAGGCGTCCATTGCCGACAGGGAAATTGCCCGTGGTTTCCACCTGCAAAAATCCCATATCGCATTTTATCTCCGCAGCCTGCGTGATGCTGACTGGTCGGACAAAGAGGCACAAAAGCGCCTGATCCAGACCTTCGTGAACGCGGTATTCGTTTACGACGACCACATAACGCTGACGTACAACTTCAGCGGAGATAAAAGCACCATCACACTGCGTGATATGCAGCGTTTTGAAGACGGGGAGGAGTTCGGATGCCGTGCGTCTCGCTCCACCAAAGGGGTATTACACGAACCTTTTTACTTTGTCGGCGGCTTTGCCGTCACAATATGGTTCAAGTAATACCGACAGAAAAGAACGGATATTCTCACTTGTTGAGAGTGTCCGTCCTTTCTTTATGTCCTGCGGATTGTCCACGGACAGTCTGCGGACAGTCACAGAATGCAGCTATTTTCACTTACCGTTAAGTAAGATTTCCGTGATTTTTAACCGCGCATTCTCATTTGCGCAAGAATCCACACAAACACAACTCTGAATGCTATAATGCGCTTGCAGGCGTTCAGGGAGAGGAGGTTTTCATCATGAACATGACCGCACGTTTCAAGGCATACAGAGACCTGAACCGGGAAATTGACCTGCAAATTGAACGGCTGGAGCAGATGGAGGCAAAGGCCGGTTCTCCATCCACTCCGAACCTGTCAGGGATGCCCAAAGGCTCCAGCTTCCAGCATGACAGAATGGCCGATACCGTCGCCAGAATTGCCGATCTGCGAAGTGAGATAGATTCCCTCATAGCGGAGCGGGACGCAGAGCAGAAAGCCCTTGAAGCCCTTATTCGGCGATTGCCGAACGCCGATAGGCGGCTTGTGCTGCGGCTGCGTTATCTCGATTCGGAGGAATGGGAAGATGTGCTTTTCATTGCATACGGAGGAAAGCCGGATTTCAATGAAAAATACGACAACTACAAGCAGCGGGTATTCCGCCACCACAAGCAAGCGTTGGCAGAGCTGGAGGCAATTTCAGAAAACGAATAGGAGGATTTTTCACATGGACAAGACAGCGGTATTTCTCAGAATCAGAGCACTGACTCACGCCCTCGACATGATCTTTTCTAATGCGGATGATGGGCTGTCAGAGGATGCGAACACCATTTCCATGATGCTTGTGGAGCTGGTGGACAAATACGACCGAATGCGGACAGCAGAGGCAGAATAACGGAGAGCGTCAGAAGAGCGGAGGCACAAGCCCCCGCTCTTCCTATTTCCAGCCCGTTACAGCCGCCTGAACCGTTCTTTGATGCTCTGCCGCTATCCTTTCCCTGTCAGAGCTTCCGGCGCCTCCTGCGGCCTCTGAGAGGCTTTTCTGGCTACTCCTCCCAATCCGGAATAGAGGCGACCCACTCGTCGGCAAGCGTGTGAGCTGCTTCCTTATCGGCAATCAGATATTCCAGCCGCTTCTCGTAAATCTTATACTGCGGATTCTCGCCCAATGTGTCACGGATGAACTCCACCGCTTTCAGATTGCCGTCAGCAGCCATTTGAACGGTTTTCACAATAAGCAGCATAAGGTTTGTGCAGTCACTTTCTGCAATGCCGTATTTCTGCAAAAGCGCCGCCTGTTCTGCGCCGACAGGTAACTGCAAGATGAGCTGTGCAGCGTCTTTCATGGTGCGCTTGCGCCGCCGAACTTTTCCGCTTTCCCTGCCGCCCTTTCGGGCGATTTCTCTTTGCTCTTCCTTTGTTCGCTCGTTCATCGGGATCAGATTCTTGTTCATATTCTCACCTCCCTGCCTGAGATATAAAGCACCTCCTGAACCGTTGGCTACTCCGGCTCAGGAGGCGGCGCTACAGTCCGAACGCCACGAACGCCTGTAGCACTATAAACTTGACGAAAAGCAGCGCCTACAACTGCCTGTCGCCCGGTTTATTCGGTGGTTGCGAACAGCTCGGAGATCATGTTTTCGACCGTCTCGGCCTGTTCGATGATGTTTCGCTCGGTTACAAGCTGCATATAGCCGTCAGTCGGCACGGAGAGCGTAGCACCGTGCAGGTATTCGGTCTCTGTCTGGGACAGCTTGCGGATAAAGAGCGTATCGGCCATTTCCTGAAGCTCTGCCAGAGCGTCGCGGAACTTCTCGTATTTGAAGAGCTGGCCGAAGGTGTGCGGGAAAGTCGTGTTGCCGTACTGGTCAGCGATCTGCCGGTCACTGGGCGCGATCTGCTTTTCCAGCACGGAACGGAACCGCTGCATGATTTCCATATCGCCGGTGAAGTCCCGGAGAATCTGCGCGGCGGTCTCGTCGCTGATAGCCGCGCCCTCCAGCTGGATGAACTGCAAGGCGTTGCTGATTCTCACGGCGTAGTCTGCGGGCTTCTCGGATGTACTGAGCGCGGGAACCGCCTTGCCGCTCAGATGCTCAACAGCGCCACGCGCCGAAGCATTCAGCACCTTTGCTTTCTCAGCAGCTACGGCCAGCAGCGCGGCCTTGTTTTCCTCGTAGACCTCGCGGAGATGTTCCGGCGTGTAGGTTTTCGCCTGCACGTCCTCTTTGTACTTCTGATTCAGCGCCCGGACATTGTCGGCAAGGCTCTGCTGAGAGGCGTTGTACTTGCTGATGAGCTGTGCCAGCTGCTCCTTGATGTTGACCTCGACGGTTTCCCTGTTCATAAATGCTTTCATAATCTGCTCCTCCTGTATGTGATGATATTCTCGGCTGAAAGCCGGTTTTGATGTTTTTTCGGAGAGAAAGAACCAAAGAGAGATATACACACTCTTTTTCTTTCTCTGTATCTGTTTCTGTATCTGCTTCTCTAACCACCCCTATACTGGGGCTATAGGGGCGGTATGGGGAGGGTATAGGGGGGGCTATCCGTCTTCACGGTTCCAGCGGTTATTTGCCCCTCTGCGCCCTGATTCCACGCTCGCCGCGTAGTCGCTGAATGCCTCGTCGATATATGGACGCATAGCACAGAAAACGACATTTGAGAGCGGGTCAAGCTCTGGGATGGTCTTATGCTCGAAGTATGCGAAGGCTGCTTTCAGCCCTTTCCCGACGTTTTCATCGGGTACTGCGTCAATTGTTGCCTTGCTGCTCAGAAAGCACTTGAACCATGTTGCCCGCTGTTCACGCCTCTTCATCGCCTGTTTCCACCTCCTCCAGCTCTTGCAGCAGCCGCCGCGCCGAACCCAAAGTGTAGAACGTGCTGCGGCCTCGCCGCTCCTCCTGCCGGACATAGAGCCTCAGCTCGTCCAGCGTTTCGGGGAAGAAATACCCGTCAAGGCTATTGCAAACCACCACGCCAGCGCGTCGAATATCTTCAATTACCTTGCGGACGCTTCTTTCTCCGAACCCCGTTGCCCGGTGGAGGTCTCGGAGGTGTGCGCCCTGCTCCCGGCCTGTGCCGATTGCGGAGAGAACGACCCGCTGCCGCTTGTTCTTATACAGCTGCGGATAGTGTTTCTTGTCGATCTGCTGATACGGCATTCTGTCCTGCTCCTTTCTGATCTTCCCTCAAGAAAGCCTCATACTCTTCTCGATGATCTTCACAGTATTTGTGAATGTCTCTGTAAATCAGCTGTGCAAGCGCTCGCGCCTGTTTTTGGCTGATGACAACCTCGACCATGCGCCGTCACCCTTAACAGGTTGCGGACAGCTCTTTGATAGCTGCCAGAATGCGCTGCTTGCGCTCATCGGACAGTTCCTTTCTCAGCCACACGCAGAGAGTAGCCTCAGAAATGCCGATTGCATAGGCAATCTCGTACTGATATGCGCCACTGTGCTTGATAGCGTCCCGTACTTCTCTGTTTGCTACAGTCTTCATTCAACCTGTCTCCTTTCATGGATTTAAGGGCTGCGCAACTCTCATGCTTTTATTATAATTGTTATTTCGATTGTTGACTTAGTATTTGTGTTTTGGTATAATCATGTTGAAAGGAAACATTTGCAGGGAGTGAAATAGCATGTTTAAATTGACCATCGGAGAGATGAACTGCGCCGTTTCAGATTTTGAGCATGGCACGTTTTGTTTTTATACGTTCGATGCAAGAAAAGATATTTTCAACCTTAATGACGGTGATAACGGGCTTGTTCGTTTTGTGCAGAGCGTAAACCCGTCCGATACCACCATACAAGACTCAATAAACATCGTGCAGACGATTTGCGCCGAAGGGCGGCGCACAACGGATATTGAAACATCCCTCGGAATGTATGGCGTTTCATTTCCGGCAATTAGTACAGATGGGGCTTTGCTATGCTACTGTGAAAATTTAATATGTATTGTCCTATCTGTCATTCGGTATTTGTCTATAAACAAATATAAATTCATGCTATGCGCCCATTGTGGAAAGCCTTTTTGCGTTCCTATATGCCATGAAACGTCAAACACAAAATACTGCAAAAGGCTTAGCCCATGTGTTTTGTCCGATAAACTGAGCTATACTCACCTACCTTGTGAACAGGCAGTAAGAAACATCCGGCAACAGCTCGGGCGAATGCGGAAAAGAATCTATGATTCTCTGTACAATAGCCTCGAAATGCCGCTCACAAGCGGACGCAATATAACAGAATTTCTTTGTAAGTGCGACAGATTTCAAGGAGTTTCCGTTCAAGTATTTAATGATTACTACGCTTTTTTGAATGAAAAGCTGATTGAAAGGGGGCCGCTGGTATGAATGTAGTCATATATGCCCGGTTTTCCTCACACAGTCAAACAGAACAGAGTATTGAGGGACAGCTGAAAGCCTGCTATGAATATGCAGAACGTAATAGCTATACGGTTATCGGGGAATATATCGATAGGGCTTTGACTGGCACCAACGACAACCGCCCCGAATTTCTGCGGATGATTGAGGACAGCAGAAAAAAGACCTTTCAGGGCATTCTTGTCTATCAGCTTGACCGCTTCGCACGAAATCGGTATGATAGCGCCGTATACAAGAAGAAGCTCAAGAAAAATGGCGTTCGCGTCCTCAGCGCTCGCGAGAACATTTCAGAAGATGCAAGTGGGATTCTTATTGAGAGCGTTCTTGAGGGACTGGCCGAATATTACAGTGCGGAGCTTTCACAGAAAGTCCGGCGCGGCTTGGATATAAACGCCTCAAAATGCCTTTGCACCGGCGGAGGCGTTGCGTTGGGCTTCAAGGTTGATAAGGATAGGCACTTTCAGGTTGATGAAGATACCGCGCCTGTAGTCCGCGAAATCTTTGAGATGTACGCCAATGGCAAAACAGTTACAGAGATCATCACCATGATGAACGCGCGGAACATAGTAACCTCCAGAGGGTCAGCGTTCAACAAAAACTCTTTACGAAAGATGTTGCAAAACAAGCGCTATATCGGCACTTACACCTACAAAGGGACAGAAATTCCAAACGGAATACCCCGGATTATAGATGATGATCTTTTCATGCAGGTGCAAGAAATGATGAAGAAAAATAGAAAAGCCCCTGCCAGAGCAAGGGCAAAAGAGGAATATCTTCTGACAACAAAACTCTTCTGTGGCCATTGCAAAGAGATGATGACTGGCTATTCCGGCACGTCACACACAAGCGCCGTTCATCACTACTACATTTGCAACAACCGGAAGAAGAAACTATGCAAGAAAAAGAACGTGCAGAAGGATTTTATTGAAAAACTTGTCATTTCGGAATGTCGGAAGCTGCTCACGCCTGAGAATATTGAGCGCATTTCCCATGAAGTCGTTGCCGCCTCACAGAGAGATCAAGACATGACAAATGTAAGGCACTTGAGTAAGCAGCTGGCCGACATAGAGCGGAAACGGAAAAACCTGATGTCGGCTATTATGGAGTGTGACAGCGATCTGATACGAAAGACCTTGTATGAACAGATTCCGCTACTGGAGAAAGAGAAGTCCGACACAGAGCTTCAACTGACGCTCGAAAAGGCGAAGCAAGTCAAGCTGACTGTTTCTGAGGTGCGTTTCTTCCTGAATGCACTACGGAAGGGCGACCCCGACAGCATAAAATATCAAAAGGCGCTCATTTCTGTGCTGGTCAATGCGGTTTATCTCTACGATGACAAAATCACGTTGATTTTCAATTCTGGAGATCATGCCGTCACGCTTGACGCTGCACTTCTTGAGAAAATCGAACAACAAGCAGATTCCGTTCCTGTGGAGGATAGGTTCGTTTATGAACAACTCGCCTCCACCAAAACAATATAATCCGAACCTTGTACCGATTGGTCATGGGTTCGGATTTATTGTTTTTATAGAAGAAGTTGAAGACTGGTAATAAAGAAACCAGGAGGACTGCCGATCAGGGCAATCCTCCCGGTTTCTTTATGTAGGTGCACTGTCTGAAATCTCCTTCTTTGCTTTCCATTCGGCAAATGCCTTTTTGCCACATTCGCTTTCGTAGTACTTCTGAATTACCGGAAGCAGACTCCGTGCCAGCGATTCAAAGACGTATTCCGGAATTTCGGCTGCATCAACACCAGTCTGGATATTGGCTTTTTCTGCGTTCACGTAGTACCTCCTTTATCGCTTCTGTAGAACATTTAGGCGCATTCGGGGACGATCATAAGAAAAGATATTCCCCTGTGTTTTCTCGGCGCTTGTGGGGCGGAAAACACCTTGTTTTCGACCT